AGATTATCGAAAACATGAAATGTCTCATTCAAGAGGTCAACGACAAGAAAAAAGAAATAGAAGTTATCAATTCATCAATAAAAGATAGCGAGAACGAGCTAATGAAGCTGTATAAAGAACACGGCTCATTAGAACAAAAGATCGAGAACATAAAAAATAGCGAAACAGAGAAGCAGACACTACAGCGTCAGTATGTTGCCTATGAATTATTTATGCGCTGTATGCACAACAATGGTATTGCTTTTGATCTAATTAAGCGAAGTTTACCACTAGTTAATCAAGAGATAGCAAAAGTTCTATCTAACATTGTAGAGTTTGAGGTGTATTTTGAGAACACGGATAATAAGCTGGATATTTTTATCAAACATCCTAAGTACGACGCCAGACCACTTGAAAACGGGTCAGGCGCAGAAAAAACTCTTGCCGCTATGGCAATACGTATCGCGCTGTTGAACATTTCTAACATGCCAAAGCCAAACATGTTTATCTTAGACGAACCGGGAACCGCATTAGACGCAGAAAACATGGAAGGGTTTGTAAGAATTCTTGAGCTTATCAAAGGTTATTTTGATATTACGATACTAATTACTCACATAGATGCGTTGAAAGATTCTGTCGATACAACCATTGAAATTTCAAAAGCTAACGGCTATGCCCAAATAAAACACTAATAAAAAGGAGGTGATGAAACATGGCTACTGCTCCAAAGAAACCAACTAAAGTTCCTGCAAAGAACCCCGGTCCAAATGAAAAGTCCGGAGGCAAAATGAAGCCCGCAAAAGGCAAATAAGTTTTATAGCTTGAATCCCCTGTAAGAACTATTTATCTTACAGGGGATTTTTCATTTAATGAACATAAAATCTATGATACTATTAGAAATGTGTAAGGCGCTTGGAGTTCCCTATGCGTATCCTATTCCTCTATCATCTGAAGAGGAAATGCCCCCTGATGATAATGAGTGCGAAGAAGATGTCGAGCTTGTTTCAATAAAAGATTATCCCTATGATCATGTAGCGGACGGCGCTGAATACCTTATGAACTATCAAATTTTTGGTGAACATGAAAGAAAAAGATCCTAATTTCGTACCAAAACTTGAAAAAGCCATAGAACAAAAGTATGGAGAAATTGCCACAAGAAACCCTTCTTACTTTTGGAACGAAGATAAAGAGAAAGAGTATCTTCAACAATTAAAAATAGAAGCAGAAAAACCTGCTGAATACACAACTATTCAGGACGAAGGGTTTTTTATCAAAAAGAAACTATTTATGAAAGCATCCCAAAGAACGTGTCCTCAATGTGGCAAGTATTCTTTTGAGGTGAAAGACGATCTTTACATGAATAAATACAGTACTTGCTTCAAATGCTATGTACTCTACGTTGAGGGAAGAGAAGAAAAATGGCTGAACAAAATGGCGTAACAACTTATGAAATAGTCAAAGCTTTATCTCAGGCTGCATCAGTTTATGATGGCGCTCATGATAAAGAAGGCAAACCAGTTAGCGTAGGTCTAAAAAGAGAAGAGGGAAACCCCATTTTAGATCATCGCTGCATGGATGGTTTCAAGGTAAAGTTTGGCGGTAACTATATGACGGTTCTTTATCATACCGAGCCTTTGCTACAAGATATACATAAGATGGGCGTCGAGAAGTATGAAAGCGAGATCGAAGGTCATATCAAAGACGTTATAAGTTTTATCAAGAAAGATTATAAAAACTACACAAAAGGAAGCGTTACGCTAACTCAAGAAGGTGAAACAGACATTCTTATTGAACCTATCTCTAGAGTTCGCACAAGTGTCAGAGCTGTTGCTAAATTCAAGATAGGCGGTCTAAAAGACATGGACGAAATGCCCGGTCAAAGACCAGAAAGAGATGACATAAAGAAGCACAATGAGCTTGGTGGTCTTGGAAGTAAAAGACCCTCAAACGATTCAAGAAAGAAAGATGAACAATAATGCATGGAAAACTTGTTTACCAAAGAAGACATAAAGAGAGAAATTTTACGTTGCGGTAAAGATCCGGCTTATTTTATTAGTAATTTTGCAAGAATTTCCCACCCTATTCACGGGTCTATTCCGTTTACTCTCTTTCCTTTCCAACAACAAATAGTTAAAGACTTTGTTGCCCATCGCTTTGTTGTGGTCAACAAAGGTCGCCAGTTAGGTCTATCTACAACTGCCGCAGGCTATGTTGCTTGGCTTATGCTTTTTTACAGAGAAAAAAGCATTCTTGTTGTGGCGACAAAGCTTGCAACTGCTGCCAACTTAGTTCGCAAGGTAAAGTCTATTATCAAAAATTTGCCTCCTTGGCTGGTTGTTTCTAAAATAAAATTTGACAATAGAAACTCATTTGAATTAGATAATGGTTCATGGGTCAAGGCATCCTCAACTTCAGGAGACGCCGGTCGTTCTGAAGCTCTTTCTTTGTTGGTGGTTGACGAAGCTGCACACATTGAAAACATGGAAGAGATGTGGGCTGCTCTTTACCCCACCCTATCAACTGGTGGTCGCTGTATCGCTATCTCAACTCCTCTTGGTGTAGGTAATTGGTTTCACAGAACTTATACAGAAGCCGAGGCAAGTAAAAACGATTTCTATCCAGTAAAGCTTTTCTGGAATGTTCACCCAGACAGAGATCAGGCATGGTTCGATAAAGAAACAAAAAACATGTCTGAAAGACAAATAGCTCAAGAGCTTGAGTGTTCTTTCAATGCATCTGGCGATACAGTCATCGCCGGTAGAGATATAGAAAGACTACATAACCAAACCACAGAGCCAAAATATAAAACAGGTTTTGACAGAAACTTTTGGATTTGGGAAAGCTACGATCCAAGCAAAAAATATATGTTGGTCGCTGACGTTGCGAGAGGTGACGGATCTGACTTTTCTACCTTTCATATTTTCAACATAGAAACCATGGAACAGGTAGCTGAATACCACGGTAAGCTTCCTCTTGATGAATTTGCAAGGCATCTTTTTGATGCTGGTAAAGAGTATGGAGGCTGTCTAGCTGTCGTAGAAAATAACTCATTTGGTGTCGGTGTAGCAAATAAAATAAAAGAGCTTGGTTATCCAAACGTATTTTATTCCAACAAAAATAATGAATACATTGATCAAATGATAGCCGAGGGTCTTTCGATAAATTCGCCCGGTGTTTATGTCTCTGTAAAAACAAGACCTTTGATTATTGCAAAGTTCGAAGAATTTATAAGAAATAATTTTCTAAAAATAAATTCAATACGTCTGGTGAATGAATTAAAAACATTTGTCTGGAATCATGGTAAAGCAGAAGCAATGCGCTCTTACAACGACGACTTGGTTATGCCTTGTGCAATTGCGTGTTGGGTGCGAGATACTGCTATACAAAATAATATAAAAGATTTACAATACAGAACTGCGATTTTAAGTTCTATGTCTGTATCGTCAAAAAACTTTGATACAAAAATCTCTGGTATGTTTGGTTATAAACCAGCAAAAGATAGTTTAGCAGCTAAGTATTCAGAGTATCAGGAACATTCTTGGATTTTGAGGAGATAATAAATGGCTGATAATAGAAGTAACCCTAAGAACAACTTGTCTCCTTTGTTTAAAAAGCTAACAAAGCTTTTCTCTGGTCCTATTGTAAGTTACAATCAACAATACCAAAGAGCATTTAAGAGAAATCAATTAGATAAGTTTGCTTCTAAGTTTAATTCTTTAGCTGGCTTTGATCTAAAAAAGACAACTTACAATCCATTTGATGCCATGAGAACAAACCTTATGGCAAATCAAAATAGAGGCGAAAGATACAGCGACTTTGATCAAATGGAGTTTTACCCAATACTTGCATCTGCTCTAGACATTTATGCAGACGAGATGACAACACATAGCGAACTCGCTCCGCTATTGAAAGTCAATTCTCACAACGAAGAAATAAAACAAATACTAGAAGTTTTCTTTCATGATGTAGTAAATGTTGATTCAAATTTATTTGGTTGGTGCCGTACAATGTGTAAGTATGGCGATTTCTTTTTGTATCTTGATGTAGATGATACCGTAGGTATTAAATCTGTTATTGGATTACCTCCAGAAGAAATAGAACGTTTAGAGGGTGAAGACGAAACAAACCCAAACTATGTTCAGTTTCAATGGAACTCTGGTGGCATGACATTCGAAAACTGGCAGCTTTGTCATTTTAGAATTTTAGGCAACGATAAGTTTGCTCCCTACGGAACTTCTGTTTTAGATCCAGCTAGAAGAATCTGGCGTCAACTTACCATGATGGAAGATGCGATGATGAGCTATCGTATCATCCGCGCACCAGATAGAAGAGTTTTCAAAATAGATGTTTCTGGTATTGCTCCTGAAGACATTGAGCAATTTATGCAGAAAACCATTACTCAGCTAAAGCGTCACCAAGTTGTTGATCCAGATACTGGTAGAGTTGATCTGCGTTACAATCCGATGAGCATAGAAGAGGATTATTACATTCCTGTTCGTGCTGGCTCCCAGTCTGATATTACAACATTACAGGGTCAAAACAATGCAACCGCAGTTGAGGATATAAACTATCTAAAAGAAAATCTTTATGCCGCCATTAAAATTCCAAAATCGTATTTGACCAGAGGCGAAGGTGGCGATGCAAAAACAAACCTATCACAAATGGATGTTAGATTTGCCAGAACCATCCTAAGACTACAAAGAGCAGTTATAGCCGAATTAGAAAAGATGGCGATGATTCATCTTTATGTTCTTGGCTATAGAGGTGAAGACATTTTATCTTTTGATCTTCAATTAAATAATCCTTCTAAGATTGCTCAAATGCAAGAGCTTGAATTTTGGAAAGCCAAATTTGAAGCATCAACAAACGCAAAAGGCACAGGCTTTAGTGAGCGCTGGGTTGCTAAAAACATTCTTAATATTTCCGATGAAGAATTTATTCGTAATCAATACGATAAGTTCTACGACAAAAAAGTTGCTTCTGCTCTTGAAGGTGAAAATGCTGGTCAAGCTGGCGAGCCTGCCGCAGCAGGAGGTGGCGCATTAGGCGGCGAACTAGGCGGTACATTGGGAGGTGAGTTAGGCGGCGAAGCCGCGCCAGAAGCAGGCGCAGAGGCAGGAGCCGCACCAGAAGCCGCTCCACCAGCAGGAGGCGAAACGCCACCCGGAACTCCGCCAGCAGGGGAGGCAACGCCGCCAGCAGGAGGCGAAGCAGCGGGAGGAGAGGAAACCCCACTATTAGTAACACCAGCAGGAAGAAGAGGGTATAATTGGGATGACATAATGAGCTATAAGTATGAGGATTCCAAAACAGGAGCCACTACAACTTCCCGCTCAAAAGGTAAAGAATATACTCCAGTAAAAGTTACTAGAGGCTACGATAGACGCTCTACTTCTGGTCCAAGAGTAAAAAATATGAGTAGTGCTGGTGGAAGAATAGAAACGTCACAAAGAGGAACATTCCCCGGCTTTCCAGACATGAATAGAATAGCCAAAGGCATAATGACCGAATCTCAATCAAAAGAAAATCTCTATTCTCTTCTGGAACAGAAATTACTTAAAATAAACAAAGAAGTACAAGAACTAGAAGATAAGATAGATAAATAATCTAATTACTATTTATCATAGATGGAGTTAGCTAGATGAAATTCAAGCACAATAAAAGAAGAAATACTGCTTTTTTATACGAGTCGTTGGTAAGAGAACTTATCAAAAACACTATAAAAAAAGATGAAGCAAAGAAGCAAACAACTATTGACCTAATCAAGCGTTATTTTAATGCTGCTACTCCGTTAGGCAAAGAGCTAAAACTTTATAAAGCTCTTTATGAGACAACCAACCTTCCAGCCAAAGATGCCGAAAAACTTCTAAACGAAGCCAAGATGGCTTACTTTGGTTATGGTTTCGCATCTCCACAACAAGTTTACGATGAGCAGAGTCAACTTATTGCAACTGTAAATAAAAAATTATCTCCAGAAGTATTTTCTAATTTTGTTCCAAACTACAAAACATTGGCAACAATTCAATTAATTTTCAACAAAGATTTGTCTTTACCAACAAGAATAATGTTAGAAAGAAAAGTAATAGATGATCTTTGTTCTCCTAAACTTATAGTCGAGAAGAAGCAAGAAAAAATTAAACTTAACGATCTTGTTGTAAATACAGCAACCAAAACGTTCAATAAAAAATACGGAAATCTTAGCGAGAACCAAAAGAAGCTTATAAATAAATTTCTAACAAAAAGCGAAGAAACAAATGCAGAACTAAGATTTTATGTTTCTGAGGAACTCACAAGAGTTAGAGACAAGCTTGCTTCGTCTCTTAACATAAAAGAATTTGTCGAAGATAAAATAATGAAAGACAAAGCTACAAAAACTATTCAGCTAATCAATGAAACTCTCCAAAATGAGATGAATGAAGAAACGATAGCTTTAACCCTTAAGCTTCAAGAACTAGAGAAGGAACTAGGATAATGCCTTTACAAATAGTTGTTGGCAATAAAGAAATTGAAGCAACCAAGATGCCCCCAGAGCAACTTGGACTTGAGCCTGTACCTCAGACCCCTGAAGGCATAAAAGTTATTCTAAAGGGTTTTTTCTTTTCAATAAACATGAATGCTCGTAAAACCCTTGATGGAAACATCATTGTTTATGATCATCCCATTATTGACATTTTGATAGTTCCAGCAAAGAACAAAATAGTTACAATGCCTAAGAAAAGCTATCACCATGATACATTTCCAATACAAAAAAGATACTTTGACTTCCTAGACGATAGAGGTGCGATAGTTCTTGGTTCAGTTCGTGGTGGAGCAGTCTACAATTCTTTAGAGAGCTATTACCCAATAAACCAAGAATTGGACGTACTTCAAGTAATTCTTTTATTAACAAAGAAATTTGTTGAGAAAGAATCTCAAGAATACATGACAGAAAAAGAATACGAAGAAAGCATAGAAGAGCTTTACACAAATCCAGACGAGGAAGACTCCACAGAACTTGGTGAAGTTCCTCAAGCCAGAAGAAAAGGCGCTATCGATCCAAACTACAAGCCTTATAACTTGTTATACAGGTTCTAATGTTTTTATTATACTTTATTTTAATCTGCTACGGCTTAACACAAATACTATGTTATGGCAAAATTTTTGATGGGATAAGACCTACAAAGGAATTTTTCTTTGGTCTTGGTCTTTTATTTCATTGTTCCATGTGCATGGGTTTTCATGTTGGAGCGTTTGTGTATTTATTTTCGACTTTTAGTAAACTATTTACTATTAATTTCAGTTTGATAGATATGTTTTTTATGGCATGTTTAAGTTCTGGAACTAGTTACTTATTAGATAAACTCGTTGATGACGAAGGTTTGAGGGTTAAAAAATGAGCCAAATAAGAAAAGATGGTGTAAATCTTTGGACAAAAAAGTGGATGAAACGTCCACCCACTAACTGCAAAGGGGGCTGCTGACTACTATGAATAACAAAATTAAAATACCGGTTGCTCGCCTAAAGCAAATTATTCAAGAAGAAGTCACAAGATTTTATGGACTTGATGATGAAGATGAGTTAAGCGACGAAGAGATAGACGAAGTGATGGTTACTGGCGCATCAGAACAAGACAAACAAGCCGCAATAACCAATATAGCTACCTCCTTAAAGAGTGCTTCTCCAGATAAAGCGGTTGCCGCTGCTGCATCAGCAGGAGTTCCAATACCAAACGTAAAGGCAAGTCGATAATGAGTAAGTTTGTACTAACAGAATTTTTAGAGTTATCCAACGATTCTTCTCTTTTGACAGAGCAAGAGAAAAAGGCAATGAATGAAGGCGAAGAGTTTATTCTTGCTGGTGTTATGCAAAGAGCAGACGCAGAGAATGGCAACGGCAGAATTTATCCTTTAGATATTCTTGAGAGAGAAGTTGAAAACTATAAAAAAATCGTTAGAGACAGCCGCTCAATTGGCGAACTAGATCACCCAGACTCTCCTGTTGTAGAACTAAAAAACGCTTCTCACATGGTGACATACATTGAAATGAGAGGCAAAGATGTTATTGGCAAAATTAAAATACTCGACACACCAGCGGGTAAAGTTGCAAAAGACCTACTAAAAGGCGGCGTAAAGCTTGGTATCTCATCCAGAGGTTTGGGTTCGACAAAACAAATAAACGGTAAAACAATGGTTCAAGAGGACTTTCAATTAGTTTGCTTTGACCTTGTTTCTGAACCATCCACAAACGGCGCGTTCATGTTAAAAGAAGGCGTTCAACCAAATATATTTACAAAGGCAGATAAAATAAACAGAATACTTAATAGTATTATCAAATAAGGTAGGCATGAAGCTGAAGAAAGAAGAATTAAAATCTGTTTTGAAGCCCGTAATTGAAGAATGCGTCAGAGAAATGATCGCAGAAAAAGGTTTTTTATCTTCTATTATTAACGAAGTTCATGCATCTACTGGCAATAGAACAGTTATGCAGGAAGCCAAGCAACAAAATTATCAACAAAGAGAAACTGAATTTATAAAACAAAAAACAAGTCAGACAAATCAAGCGTTGGTAGAACATAAGAAAAAACTTATGGATGCCATAGGCAAAAATGCTTATGGTGGAGTAAATGTTTTTGAGGGCTTAAATCCTATTGATGAAGGTAAAAAACCTTCTAGTAATCCAGCCCACACCCCTCCTAGTGCAATAGAAGTGTTAGATCCCGGCAATACTGGTGGTGTAAATTTAAATAACATTCCCGGTATGGGCAAATGGGCTTCTGTTCTAAAAGGTGTAGAAAAATTAAAGGACTAATTATTTAGAGGTTTAAATGAAAAAGGGTCACGTAGAAGTTACATTATCAGAGTGCCATGGCGACATGAACCGCATGATAAAAAAGTTTATGAAGAAAGTTAAAAATGAAAAAATTATTGATGACTTTCGCAGAAAAGATTTTTATGAAAAGCCTTCTGTCACAAATGCCAGAAAGCGCAAAAGAAGAAAAAAGGTGGCTCAAAAGCTAAACCAAGAACTAAACAAGACGGAGAAAAAGTAAAATGCCCGGAAAAGTTTTTCAAAATGATGTTGGTATGTACACGTACAGTCCCGGACTGAGTAGCGTTGGTTCTTATCAAGTAAGTGGTATTCCATTTGTTACTGGCGGGCTTGAAGCAACATCTACCAGCGCTGTCACTATAAATTTTCCCTATGTTACAAATTGGTTTTCTATTACATTTGATGATACGCACGACTTAAGAGTTGGCTTTTCTGCGAATGGTGTTGGTGGAAGCAACTATCTTCTCTTACATGGAGGCAACGATAAAACTGTTCCATCGCCTGTTTACCACATAAAATGTAGTTCGCTATACTTAAGAGGGAATACAGATACTGTTTCAAACATTTCTGTTATTGCTGGTTTAACAAGCATCCAAACAACAGAATTAGTAAATTCTGGACCAAGTGGAAACAACTGGTCTGGTTCGGTGGGCGTTGGATAGTATTTTCCTTTTTTTCATACTATTTATAAAAGTCAACAGGAGTACGTCTATATGAGTTCACTAATTGAACAAGCAATACTAGATGCAAAAGATCTAAAAGAAGCTGCCGTGAAGAACGCAGAACAAATGATAATTGAGAAATACGCAGAGGAAATAAAAAGCAACCTTGAGCAACTTTTAGAACAAGATCTTGGTCTTGGCGCAGCCGCTCCTGCAATGCCTGCTATGCCCGGTACAACAACTCCTGCCCCCCTTCCTGTTGATCCAACAAAAGCCAGAGCAGATAAAGACAGTATTCCAGACCAACTAGAATACGCCGCATTTGATGGCATGAAAATTGGCAAAACAAAATACCCAGAGCTAAATGAAGAAGTTGAAATTGATCTAACTTCTCTTTCTGAGTATGAACTCGATCCAACAAAAGGTCCAACAAAAAGAAACATCAAAGAATCTATCGAGCTTTCTGAAAAAGAACTAATGGAAATGTTGGATGACATGGGTAGCACAAGCCAATACGCTCACGACTATTCTATTCCAGAAGGCATGGACGATGCGGAAATGCCAATGTATGAAGAAGAAGATGATCTAGATTTGTTGTCAATGCTTGACAGCGAAGACGAAGAAGAGGACGAAGAAGACATGGAGGACGAAGCCAGCGACGAGGACGATGGCTTAATTGCCGAATATGATGACGATATGGATCTGGAAATGAGTTCCGACGAAATTGAAATGGAAGAACCAGATTCTGATACTACACTAACTGGCGATGAAGAATCTGACATGGGAACCGAAGAGTCTGACTTGGAAATGAGTGATTTATTTGGCGACGAAGAAGAAGGTGACGAAGAAATGTCTATGGAAGAACTAGAAGAAGCCATCCATGTTGATTACAACAGAAACTATAAGTCGGGTCGCGATTATGGCTTAGGCGCTCTAACCGCCGAAGACACACATACATTCCAACTTTCTGAATTATCTGATCAAGTAGAAGAACTTGAACAAGAAAATAAGAAAGTAAAACAACAGAACGAATCATTGAAGAAACAACTATCTGAGACAGCAAAAGTTCTCTTAGAAGCTAATAAGCAATATTCTTCAATGAAGGATTCCTTTCAGAAAATGAAAGGTAAATTAGCAGAAGTTCAGTTAATAAACACAAAACTTCTGTATTCTAACAAAGTATTGGCAGATGCCTCTTTGAATGAGCGACAAAAGAATAGAATTGTCGAGTCACTCTCCAATGCAGAAACGTTAGAGAAAGTTCAAATCGTTTACGAGACACTTCAAAGCGCAGTGGAGGAAAACACCTCAAGGGCACCAAAATCACTGAGCGAGGCGGTATCTAGACGTTCATCTCCAATTTTGCTCAAAGCACAAAGAAGGGATGATCGGGATGCAAATCCCATCAATGAAACTCTGCAAAGAATGAAAATTCTAGCAGGCATTAACAAATAACCATTATTTAAAAGGAGTATATCAAAATGGCTACTATTGTTGAAAGTTTAACAAGAGATATAGTCGATCGCGATCTCCGTAAAGAAGGTGCCAATCTCATCAAAAAATGGGAAAAAACTGGTCTTCTTGAAGGTCTTGGCGACGAAAGAGTAAAAAATACAATGTCGGTTCTATTAGAGAACCAAGCAAAAGAACTACTACGTGAAGCTTCTTCAATGTCCGCTGGTGACGTTGAAGGCTTTGCTGCTGTAGCATTTCCAATTGTCCGTCGTGTATTCGGCGGTTTAATTGCAAATGAATTAGTTTCCGTACAACCAATGTCCCT